AGTGTGAGACATGGTACCAGGATAAAAACAGTAATCAGAGGGTCGAGATTTCGAATATTTATAGTTCGCTTGCTAGACAGCAAGCTCTAGCAGGCGTACGCCAGTTAGTGCTAGGGGCTGTAAAGTGATTCTTTTATAACGATAAGTTTTTTTTGTTAAAAAACTTATAACACTCAAAGAGTGTTAAACGAGAGTTTTGATAAATAAAAAGCCTGAAAAAGTATAAATAAAATAAGGATAAAAATAGCAATAATATAAGAATAATTAGCTTTGTTTTTGTGTTTAATACGAGAAATAAATATTTGTTTTTGTTTGATTCTTTCTTCATTTGTAACGTATTTATTTTTAAATCTGTATAGATAGCCTGAGTCTGTTTTAATTCTCGAGGGTCTAGAGATTTCAGAAAATAGAATTGATTTGATTGTTGATAATATTCCAGAGCAGATAGCACCAACAACAACACCAGTGGTAAAAATAATAAAGATCATTTCTTGGAGTGCAGTTAAATCAGATACAGAAAGACTCATAGTGATAACTCAGAAGATTGTAATTGTTGATTATTTTGTGGAATTGAATTTGGAGTAGGATTTTGGCGTTGTGTTGATTGTGCAGAGTAATCAAAAGGTCTATAGCCATTCATGTATTTTTTACAATCAGATTGAGAGATTGAGGACATGTAATTGCCCTGTTGATCTATGCCGACAAGTTGACCATTAGATAGTGTCATGCATCCTGAAAGACGAGGATAATCATTAACTTGGATAGTGAAATTTTCAGGTAATTGAGTTTCGTATGGTTTGTTTGGGTTATAAGTTATTGATGTTTTTTCTACAGATGAACCGCTACTGGAGAGATTGTTAAACCACTCAACACATTCAGGCTTTTCAACATTAACGCCCTTTCGACACTCTAAATCTAAGTTGGTTATTTTGTCAGTAGTAACGCTAGCAGCTTGTGAACCTACAACTTGATTAGGTTGTTTGTTACCGCTTGCGATGTCAGCATTTTCTTTAATTTTTGAAGCTGATAAAAAAGGGTTATCAGAGCCAAAAACCATATATGTTATGAGTAAAATTACAGCGAGTAGGAAACCACCTAACTTGAAGTAGATCGGAGGTATTTTCAGTTTATGTGTGTCGATGGTTGTAGATTTATATTGATCAAAGATTTTTGAATCAGGTTTGAATTTTTCGTGTGATTCAGCTTTGTTTTTACCGCCCGTTGAATCAGGTTGCATGACAGCATAACGCCAAAGGAAAACGTCAGCATAGCCACGACCGTAAGCACGGTGTAAGTGATAGTGCATACCGACTAGGCTTAAAACATGATTGTGAATGAAATTTGGGGATTGAGTGACGAGTATGATGTCGTGACCAGTGTGACGGTGTACTTCTAATTCTTTTACTCGTGCGTCAGATGATAGTTTTTCGCGTCCCTTGTATTGAAAAAAATCGAACTGCTGAGCTTCATCATAAATAATGACAGAGCCATCAGGCGTTTGTCTCCAGTCGTTGTTTTCAGGGAGCTTTTGAACACCCTCATAGTCAAATTCATCAATATTTGTATATACGGGTCTGCCCTCTTTTAAATATTGTATTGCGAGTGAAGCTGTTTTAGCTGTTTTGAATGAACCAGGCTTTCCAGTAATAAGAGTTAACATGTTTTTATCTCCTACGTGACACGCCCCACGCTACGCACACCGACAGGCGCGCGGTGCGTGTAAGCGCGTCACGCTTTTTTTATAGATACATTGGCTGCAAGTATTGTTGCTCTAGCTACAAGAGCGCCGATAATGATAGAAATTGCATGATCTAAGCCTGAAATACTTAACAAGCCTAGATAAGTTGGGTCTATTGAACTTGAAGCTGATATAGCTTTGTTTATATAAGTTGCAAGAATTGCGTTAATTACTGCACCCGACACAAGAGTTACACCAGCACCAAGAAGAACCTTTTTAGCAAAATTAGATAAAAGCCAACTTGTAAGAGCGAATAACATCTGTTTCATGTTCTAAGCCCCAAAACGATAAAAGCAGCACCGATGTATGCAGATGCAATGATTGCAGGCTTAATGATGTTTAGTAGTTGACACCAAGGGGACCAAGAAAAAGTTAATGTAGAAGATTGACCATAAAGGTTGATTGGTACTTGAACGTCAGGAGGACAAGAAGCAGTCCAAGAAATGGCATTTTCTTGTAATTCGGGAATAGGTAGTTCTGATACTTCGTTGGTTTGATTGTCAGGTAATTCGGAGTCGTTTTTAGTCCAATCAAGCCATTCTTTAAAAGAAAGCCAAGATGCTGAGATTGCTTGAGTTGCTGTATTCCACCAGTTTGTTAATGTAGTGGGAAAATTTATAACTACATTAGCAGCTTGACAGACCGTTGGCGCCCAACCACAGAAAGCTGGAAAGCTTAAAGTGATATCTGTGATTTCAGGATTTGCTTCGTTGGGTTTTGTGTTACCAGTGGCTTGTTCTGATGTTTGCGTACTTGCGTTTGCGTTTAATTGTGTTTCAACGTTAGATTGAGTTGATGAATCGTTTGCGAGCATGTCTTGAGCTGCTTGTGTTGTTGCTGCTTGTGCTCCTACTTTTTTATCTTGATCGGGGTGAGAATCAGCGTTAGAAATAACTTGAGCAGCTACAGTGGATAAAGGTAGTGTTTTTGGTTCATCTTTTTCGACATTGCCAACGATCGTTGCTGTATGTGTTTGTGAACTTGGTTTGCCGCCATATGTGTAAACAGGTGCTGGTGCGCAATTTGTTTGACACCAAATTACATCAACAACAATTGTGACAGTTGTCGCAGTGCAAGAAATTGATATGATTCCATTATAGTCTTGTGCAAAAGCTGAAGGTGATCTATTTTCGATATTCGATTTTATTTTTGAAATTACTTGTGATGTTGTTAGATTTTGAGATTCATAGTTTAAAAGATAAGAGCTTGAACAGTTGTTTGGTAAAGATGTGTCTGTATCCCAGTATTTAATCTGATTATTTGCAGGATCTAGAACCCAATCAACAGATCCTAAAAGTTGCTCAACTGCTACAGACAGAGCATAACCAGCAGCGCCACGTGCTAAGACTTTTGAAACAGCTCCGACGGTTGGTTTTATTTTTGCAGTAGAATTTTGTATAACTGTAGAACCGTTAATTATAGTATTTTTAGTTGCTTCAAGAGCTAATGAAGAACCTTGAGCGATTTGTTGTGTGATTGTCCAACCGCCAAGAGAGGGATTTGCAAAAACATAGGTTGGAGCTAGAACGATGTTGAAGCAAAGAAGAAGTACAAATAATTTTTTCATTTGACCATCACCGTTACTGCTATGATTAAAACAATAGGAATTAACCAATTAAAAACAGATACAACGTCCATAAAGCCCCCATTTAATTAGAAAGGGGGCGAACCCCCTTTTTATTACTTTGCCGCAGCTCGTAGATTGCGCCAAATAGCGATGCCAGCAGTGAAGCCAAGCCAAGCAACGCCGATTGTTGCAGCAGCAGTAACAGCAAGACCCAAGTTTGTAAGAATGTCAGTTACGTCATAAGCTGCCATTGTTAAAGAACCAGTAGTCGCAGCAGTTAAAGCAACAGCGCCACGATTAACGTATTTTTGTAGACGATTAGGTTTTTTTTGAACTAAAACTAAACCCATTTTTTGTTGTTCAGTCATGAGATTTTTCTCCAAGTTGACCTAGTTTATTAAAGACAGCAGCAACAACAATTACGAGTGAAGCAGCCATCCCGATTTGTGCAGCCTGAGCCGCAGTAATTCCGAACAAATCATTTATGGTGAGTTGTTCTACCCATTCAACGCATGTCTGAATACCGTTATTTTCAGCTAGAGTTTTGCAGACATACATTGAAAGAATCCTTTTAGCCGTTACAGCGTGAAATATGGATTTTTAAAAAACCTTGATGAAAATATGAGCCACATTTAGGACACATAAATTGGTTATCACCCAGCATTAGGTTTTGTTCCTTGTTTATGTGGAATTAAATCAAGAACGATCAAAGTTGAGTTTTTACCGTTTGATACTTGTTCTAAAACAACGTCAGCATTCAAAGGAAATTCAAGGTCTTTAATCTTTTTGAAGTTCTCACTTGTACCCCATTTAATTTGCTCACCAACTTCACCAGCGAAGTTATCGCCATCTTGTAAATCGGCTTTATAGAAAACAGTTGTGCTATCATATGGCTTTCCTTGATAATCACCTTTTGAGCTTTTTGCGCCTAGAACTGTCATGGTTGTTTTAAATTGCAT